TTGAACAAGCTTACCAATGGCAGCTTGACGATTTGCTTTTAGGTTATCGAATGACATATGTTGTATTGCGTTGTATTGCGTTGTATTGCGTTGTATTGTAGCGCGAGTATATTATACCATATAATCGCTATTTTGTAAATACAGAAAGTACATTTTCTGTATATTTTTTCAGGTCTGTGGCATGAACCAAAAACGGAGCATACTTTGAGACCAGAAAGGAGGTACCCTTTGAAACATCCAAAGGATCTTTTAATTCTTTATTTAGACGAGGGGTAAAGTTTAGCATGTTTTCAAATATGGCCAGTGTCTCGATAGACATCTTACCTTCAACATATAGTCTATATATCAAAGGAGGATCGTTAAGATCTGGTGGAATGAAACACTCATCAAAGGTAAGTGATTCCTTTTCGGCTTCTTCCCCAAGCCACATGACATCAGTTTTGAAGTTATAATCAAGTGCTTGAATCTTTCCAGTCCACGTATTATAAGCTCCTTCGTTACACTCGCCAATCCATTTATTACCAGCAAGAATGTTTGCGAGGGAGTAAAGAATCACGTCGTTTCTCTTTGGATAAGTCTTGGCCAGCTTTTCAAACTGGTACCTATTCTTATGCCCCATGAATGTTTCACGCTTGCACCTCGGACCTTTAAAGTTAAACTTAAAGGCATCGTAATCCCTTTCTGAATTAAAGTGAAGTGACATTGCAGTGAATGTACTCCATGCATCCATAGGAGTGCAGCTTTCGGTGCTAAGTGTAATCATAATAGTGTTGCCGTATTACTTTTCTTACCTTTAAGTACGTTGTTGTTTACGGCTTCAAGTTTAAGCTTTTCTTTTAAGGGACCGTTAATGAATGAGGTAATGTCCTCAGGATCAAATCCCTTTTCTTCACAGATGCATATAATAGCTTCTACATATCCCATCCCATCCCTGCGAACAAGTGTTTCTACCTCACTGATAAACTCCTCTTTGGTCATTGGAAGGTTTAGTGCTTCTTCAATCTCTTTCTTTTTCATGCTTTGTCAAATGCTTTTAACAGTACCGTGTTATTGTTAATTCTGCCGTTAGCCTTTCGTGGCTTTGTCTTTAGCGTCTTTAAGAGATTGTCAATCTTTCTCACCGTTCCCGAAAGAATTAGCGGGAGTACATCCTCTGGTTTTCTCAAGGTTAGGGTGATGCTTTTATCAGGATCAAACTCTTTAATACTTGTTCCCTTCACACTGAATCCACTAGGCGTACTTGAGTAATAGACACTCAGTTGGCGATACTTGGTATTGAATACGTATACCCTTTGGCTAAAAGGAATAGAGATCGGATCAATACTCTGCAACGAATATGTCTCATCTTCCTGCAGATATTTAAGACGAGCAACTTGCTTGTCTGCAGCCTTTGGTCGTTTCACACGAGGACGTCGTGTACTCTTAACCTTGGAGTGAGAAGCTGCGTCAGCAATCATCTTTTCAAAGTTAGCAACAATCCTATTTAGTTGAGGCTTTCGCAAATAAGAGTAACCTTCAACCGCATCATCGCAAGTACGATCCATTGCAGCCTTAAACTCAGCGTGGTGAGTGGTTAACCAATCAACGACAAACTTAGCTCCTTTAGCTGGAATCGCTGCACTGCGTAACAGCATGCTTACATCCATATAAGGCATCTTTGTTGGTGTATCTCCTGATTCAACCTCTGCAACTTTATCAAGAAGTTCCTCAAGATGGATAATTACCTCGTCATTAACTTTGGCCTCCAATCTTTGAAGCGGAGTCTTAACAACTGGTTTAGGTTTTGAATCATCCTCCTCGGCTCCCGCCTCTTTCTCCGCGGCTGAAAAGTGATAATCTTTAATCGCATCTTTTAGATGTTCATGAATAAACTTGGAGACTTTCTTTGATTTTTTAGCGTCGGGATGGCAGTCCGGCATTCCCCGCTGCAGCATCCGCACAAGTTTACCAACCGTACTTACAAGCGCACTTGGTGGTAAACCTTTAATTGCTGAAACGTCTGATTTGGTGTATCCATTGGATTCCATCCAATCAATTACCCATGGCCGCATATCAGCAGAGTCAAGGTAATAATTGTAAAAGCGCAAAGCTTTGCTTTGCCGATCGTTATAATCTTCAAAGCTGATATTTTCCGCATCAGTCCAAGAAGGTTCTGTTCCGGTGAACTTAAAATCAACCGCGGCCACTTCACCGCGACGGTCTAGGAATTTTTTTCGTTTGGTTGCCATAATGTATATTCTATCACAGTTTAATAAGAATGTAAATAAAAAAATTAGTCTATTGATTTCCCTTCCCGCAAACGAGTAAGATAAGGAAAGCGGGGAATCCCGTCGGGAGTGAGATTGAAAAAGGTGCACGTGCCGTAAGAACCAATGTACTTCTCTCTGTTGACAAGTAGGTCCTTTAGAAAGTCGTGAGGGCCTTTGATATTGGAATGGAATGTTTCTCCCTTTTCAGTCTCGAGAATTGCATATCCTGCCATACCCGTCTTATTACCCTTTCCTTCACGGATGTCAAGAATGAGGTATTCTTCGTCTTGAAAGTCTTTACGTTTGAGAAGACCGCTGCTGCGTTTGAATTCGTAAGGAATATCTTCACGAATCATTTGTCCTTCGTATCCTCGGTCTACATAGTCCTTATAAGCGGCGTCAACGGAAGCCTCGCAGCTATGGAAGTTTGTTTCTACAATTCGGATTGCGGTATCCTTCAAGTTAAACTCATCGTAAACGGATTGCAGATCTTCTGTTCTCTGTGCAAACTTTTTACTTGGATCGGCAATATCGTACCAATGGAATTGCAGCTTTTCTGCAGACTCCTGAAGATCTTCTTCGGTAGGTTTAGTCTTTTTAGCAAGCGAAGAAATCTTGTTGAAATCTTCCTTATACTCGTGGTTATAAAGTTCACCGTCAAGTACAAGGTCGGGAAAGGCTTTAAACACAGGCTCTAGAGACTTTAAGATGTGGGGAATGGTTACCCATGGCTTTCCATTCCGACTCTTGGCACCATCCTTGGTGATAACAGCACGCATCCCGTCAAGCTTTGGTTGAGAGAAAACAGGATACTCGATCTTGTCCTTGCGGTCTTCCCACTTCTTTGCGAGAGTAGGCTCAATGAATTTAACCGAAGTATCAACAGCCGTCTTATCCGTAGTATAGCCAGCATCAAGTTTTTTCTGGAACTTGGCCATGGCTTCAAACTCTGCCTGCTGTGCGACATTACGTTCGTTAGCTCGGCCAACGTTTGTGGCTTTAACGCCATACCATTTAGAGGTGGTAATCTTTCCGCCAACTTGGCCACTGTGGGTTCGGTATGCGGTTTCGCTGTATTCAATAGTCCATTCTCGAAGAGCACCTGTGGATGCCCTAGAGAAGAGTGTTAGTAGTTTTGCCATAATATAAATTAGTCGCGGCACCGCCGCTTGGACTGTTCTTTCTTTTTGTCCTTGAACTTTTTGGTAGGTGGTGCCATGGGGTGGCGGACAAGATTACGAAGACCAAGAGTTGATTTGTCCAGCTTCTTCTTCTTTTTCTTTTTCCGCCTCATGAGATTGTTATTCTTTAACGTGTTTAGATTCTTTTCACTACCTTCACAAATTCATCGTGCCAAAACTTGCTTGAATCTCTCAAGCTGCAATTAGATTCTCTCACATATTCAAGGGTAGCTACTATAATCTCTTTTCTACGTGAGTCAACGACAGGTTGAGTCAGTTCAAAATCGTCAAGTATTTCAATAATTGAATCAATATACGGGCATGTATTGGGTGGTACGCTTGGTGCCCTTTCCTTAGCAGATTGCAGTCGTGTCTTACTCATTTTCGTGGTGGTGTGTTGGCGGTCTTTCACTGCCCGTTAGTTCGGGCGGTTCATCATGCCAAGCAAGGCGGCGAACTCTCCGCACAATGCATTCAAGCAATCGCGACGAGCAACCAAGGCGTTGAACTGGTTCTGATAGTCGGGGTGATCGGGGTCGTCAAACGCAAGGTCATCAAACTGCTCCATGAACTGATCCAATTCGTCTTGCGCTTGTGCAAGCTCGGCTCGGCGTTCGTCCCATCGTTGGTTGAAGTTGGCTTCAAAGTTGTTGTTCATCGTGGTGTGGTGTTTTGGTTAATCCCAATATTCTAAAGTTCCGTTACGGGCTTCTCGAATTAATTCCGCGATCGTATCGCGAGCGTATTGGAGCTGATTCACTCCAATGGAGTCTAAATATTTTAGCCAGTGTTTATCGGCAACTTCCTGAGCATGATGTAATACTGCAACTTGAGACCAATTCTCAGCCTCGAGGATTTGCTCGTAATACCTATGCTCCTTCGCGAAGATTTTCGGGGCGAGCTCTTTGATTTTCATAATATAGT